CTGAGGAGCAGTGCGCCAATTTTTAAGTCATTCCGCATTATGAAATCAAGTGTATCTCGCCCGCAACATAATCGTGCACCTCGCCTTTCTTTTCAAGCCCTGTCTTTATGGAGTGGCACTCAGCGCAGAGCGACTGAAAGCGGTTGCCCATCCATTTATCCTTGTCCATTCTGTGCGGGAAGATATGGTCAACGTGGTGAGCTGGCGTAATTCTTCCGAGGCTTTGGCATCGAGCGCAGATCGGATGCTTTGACAGTTGGATCTGCCTGAATTGTTGCCATTGCTTAGTACCGTACAGTTTATTGAAAGCCTTGCGGTCTGTAGATATTGCGCCGCCATGCTGGTTGCAGAACGTTGAGCCGTTGACCTTGGGATTTGTACAGCCTAACTCCCGACAGGTTGTCTGCTTGGGCGTTCTTGGCATACGGGATATAGGGCTAGGTCTAGGAATAGATCAGACTCTTTGCGAGTCATGCGCCTAGTGATTGACTCTAGTTCTTCACGCTCCATAAGCGCGTTGAATAAACAGTAGAGTGAATAGGGCAGATCATCTTGGTTGAACACAGCCTGGAAGATGAAGTCCTTTTCGTTGGCTAGATGTTCCAGTGCTTTCTCGATCCTCACGATAACCTCCAGCATAGGCGGCTCTTGCTACTGCTTGAGCCTTTTGTAGTGTTGGGAATGGTCCCTTACTTCCCCAGAACCATCCCTTAGCCGTTTTTTTGTACGGCATTACTTAAGAAACGTGAGCTTGTAGAGCGTGGATTGCATAAGCGCTGCAATCTCGTCGATGCCGTTCTGTATCGCAGAATCATCGCCCATTGAGCTTCTATAGTCAGATACATAAGCAAGCATGTATTCAAGCTCAGACTTAGCCGTACTCTCTGGCGGTCTGTACTCGATGGGGTAGTTCATCAGCTTGCCGTTGAGACCTTGCCATTGCTCAACCACGGAATCCACTAAGTCGCCCAGATCCTCGTAGCAACTGCCGAGCGCTTTATGTTGGGCATAGCTTTGGCTTTGCAGATGGAGTATGTGAGCGTTGGTTACGGCGTGAAGCAGGCACATAACGAATCTGCCCGGTGTATAGACTTCTTGTGGTTGCGCTTGCTCTTTCTTGTTGGCGTTTGCCCAACTCTTTCCCGCATCACCGCCCCACAATGCCCAGGCTATCCGCCCTGCTGATGGGTAACCATCTTCGCCTGGAGACCATCCTTCGCCCTGCTTATCAACTTCGTGCCTTGCAAAGTAGCTAATCATCCGGCTAATCGTTTGTTGCGGAAGATCGGCTTTGTTGATGATGTCTCGGGCTCGCGCTACGCCTATGGCCGTTCCACCACGGCTAAATTCTTCTCGCCAAGCCAAACCTTTCTTAGCCTCGGCAACCATCGCATCGTTAGGAACTGGCATAAGCGCTCCAAAAAAAGCCCTCGCGGAGAGGGCAACCAGGGGAAGGAGTCACTTTTTGAGTTTACTCCCACTTCTTGACGAATTCAATGCCATGATGTACGCCTCGATTCTTGTAGCAAATATGAGCATTTCAGCCTCATTTTGCTTTGTGAGAAGGTTTCTACCTACAGACTTCATTTCCTCGACTGTAAGCCTTCTCCACGGCTCCACAATACCTTTCACAGATTCCCATTCACTCACCTTTTAACCTCCTAAGCTGTTCTTCTGCTTCGTCGGCTAACTGTTTTGCTAGTGCCGCCAAATCTTCGGCCATCTCACAAATCTCGTCGATCTGAAGCATGAGTTTGTCGAAGTCACTGAGGTTTTCCGTTAGTGAGTTTAGAAATGCTTGCCTTGCCATGTCGTTCATAGTTCCCTCTTAATTTGCTTTGCTAGCTCTTCGCCGCGATCAGTAAGCATCCAAACATAAGCCTTGCTTCCAGACGGAGCGGGTCGTTTTACCTTGTTTCCGTCATCGTCTCGGTAATGCGTTACTAATCCTGCATCCTGGCAGTCTTTCCTACGTTTACCAATACTGTTCTGCTGTAGACCGGTTTTATCTGCCAGCTCGTAGTCGGTAAGGTTGCCGTGTTCGAGTAAAGCAAGCAGGGCGGTACGCCTATGGTTGTTCGCCTTAAACCTCGCGTCGATTGCCGCCATATGTGAGGTCAGCGGATCTGTGCGTCTTGCCGTTGGAAAAGTAAATGGAATCATCCCTCGCCCCTAAGTAAGTCTGCTGCGTCTTTATGACCATGTTTCTCTAAAAGCTCGATGCAGTGATTGAGTCTCGCTTCTCCTACGTTGAACCTCACAAGCTCAGCAAAATCCTCTAGCTCTTTTAGATTTACCGGCTCGCCTGTCTTAAAGTAGGTTGGCAGTTTCGCAATCTTTGCCATCCTAATTACCTCGTCTCGTTTGATCTCTGAAATCATGGCATTCCTTTCAAATGCTTTGACATAAGAATCTGTTTTATATGCTCGGGAACTTTGGGCAGCGGAGCCCATGCCACCGCCCAGTCTGTCCATGTTCCGATCACGCATACACCACCAGCGTTAAGTAGAAGCATCTTTACCCCTCGCGGTGGCGTTTCATCGTCTGGTGTTCGCCAGTTAGATTCGCCGGCTATGTATGTTTTCAAGCCGGCCTCGGCCACAAATAAGACACTGCTGGCTTGTAGCCCTTGTCTATAAGCGTCTGTTCTTTTATCTCACGCCCACCTGGAAGCACGAACGTCTTTTTCTTGCTGTAGTGCGGAACGATCATGATTTCGTGCGCGTAGTAAACGTTTACCCAATCATGTTCCTGCATCTTTGCTTCTATTTTCATGTCATTGTCCTATGTTGAAAGGGTTGTTAAAAAATTTTGGCTCTGTTGTCACTCTGCTTTTGTGAAACTTTGGTTTTTGTTTAACCACCGGTTTTTCTGCGACCTTATCGGTTGCAAACTCGTACACGCGCTCTTTCACAAACGTATCCATCGTCAGCCATGTTTTTAGGAATCCTTTGTTCACAAGCTGCCTGAGCGCTTGATCGCAGGGCCTCTTTTCCATTCTGACCTGTAAGCAAACCTGTTTCAGCGTTGCTGGTGTCTTGCGCTTCTTGAGGTAGTTCAGGATCTTGGTTTGCTTGTCGGTTTGCGTGGATTTCCATTTGATGGAATCGTGGAGATTGTGATCGCCGCTCATAGTTTTCTTTGGTAGTAATAAAACCAAGCGCCAACGTGTTGCTTGAATAGCTTCTCTTTTGAGATTAGCTTTCGAGCCTCTAGCGCCCTAATCATCTTGAGCGCGTTCTGCGTTGTGCACCCAAACTGATCGGCTAAGTTTTGCAGTGACTTTGGCTCGGCCAACGCGTCTAAATAAATCTTCTGGGTTTTGGTTAGCGGTCTAAAGCGCTTAATAATTCGTTTACCAAACTTCGCAACCGACTGCTCAAACTCAGGCTTTCCAGAAATCATCACGCCCATCGTCTTTGCAAGCCTTAACACTTCTTGCTGATTCATGTGTTTTTTCCCTTTAGCTTGGCTTCGATAGCGCGGGCAAAACCCCACCGATCAAACCACTCCGAGTTACTAGCATCAATCTTTTGTGAGAGATAACTCAAGTCCTGAATTTCTTCATCCGTCAGCTCGACCCATGTGCGCTCAGCACAGCAATGCCCGCACCTTGGGCAGTCAATTACATAATCATGCTTTGTCTCTAGTGCTTCTCTGCTCATTTGTCAGCCCTCGCTATCGCCGCCGCATTCGTATACGTCTCGCCGTAACGCTTCCTCAGCTTTACGATGTTCGCTTTCAAAATATCTTCACGATCCAAACTAAACGCTTGCCTGATGCCTTCAAGGTAAAACTCTATGTCTCCAAGCTCTTCGACAACGTTTTCCAGGTCTAAAGGCTTTTGGTAGATCGCAAACTTTTTAATCGTATCTAGCAGCTCACCAGCTTCGCCAGATACACCTATTGCCATGTGCAAAGCAAATGCTTGCATAGGCGTAAGCTCGTCAACAATGTCTTGCCCTGGCTTTGCAAGTTCAAAAACTAGTTTCTTGTGTTCTTTCATGGTTACCTCAAAACGGAGCTGGTTCAAAAGGAATAGGCTCAGGCTTAATCTTTTTTCGCTTGACCCATTTGTTACCTACAAACGCAGCGAAAGGCCATTTGCCAGCTTTTACCGCTTTCTTGATGGTTTGGTCTATGCGCTCTTCAGCTTTTCCGAGATTCGTGTTTTCCATTGGTTCCAATCCTCTCCCGGCCTTGCGGGACATCCAATCTTTTCCGCCATTTCAGCGGTCCCTTTTTCTGTTGCCCACCAGTTAACTGCTTTCTCTTGGTGGGTCATGTCTAGCTCATCTTCCCATCGTGCTTGATTAAGCCATGTAGCGGGATGTGGCATAAATTCACTTGCAGTCGATTTGATCGTCCAGTACCGCTTGTGATTCTTGACTGCTTGTATTGCATCTTGCCGCTCTTGATGACTCATCTTTAGCCAAGCCTTTTGTGCTGCTCTCTTGGCTACCTTTCGTGGGTACTGTTGCCAGAACTCCTCGAAACCTTCCAATTTATTTCTCCTGTTAATTGCGACAGGGAAAGTCTAGATCGGAATTTCACGCGGCTGTTGATTCTTGTTCTTGATTCTGATGAGCGGCAGACCTTAGCAGACGGTCGGCAACATATACCCAAATAAAACCACCAGCAATCTTTGCGGCAAATTGAAGAAGCACGATTCCGGGCATTAGCCCTCCAAACGCAATCGTCGGAAATACAAGGGAATCAACTGCGGCTCCGGCAACGTTGCTTTTGTTTGCCCTAGAAAACCAAGAACCTTTCATCTTTGCAAAAACAACCCAGTCAACCAATGCGGCTAACGTAAACGCGCAAGCCGACGCTATGGCAATTTTTCCACTAGCAGGGTTAAGCAAATAAGTAAGAATTCCAGACGAAGCTATGAGCGCACCCATCTTCCACAGTCTTAGCCTTACATGTAACCAATCTCTTAACGCCAAATCTAAGCCTATAAACAGAAAAGCATTAATTGGACTAATCGCAGGGCCAAACGCAGCAACCGAAAGATTCGCAAGCGTCATTGCAATCGTGTAAATACCAATAGCTATGTAAAGCATAAGTTCTCCTGTACAGGTCTAAGGTTCCAATGGTTCGGTGGGTTTTCTGAGTCAATACGCTTTGCCATGCAATAAGCGCATTCAGTCATGCTTTTATGGTTGACAGCAACATTTGTGGAATCCGCACTTGATAACGGCCAGCGTTCGAGCCCCTGTCCCAACATCCGCATTCCATGCGTCCAAGGTAGCCGACCAAATGTTTTCGCAAGCCGGTTGAATGTTTCGTCCATTCTTCCCTGCCACTTTGCATCGCCGACATTCCAGTATTCACCAGATGAGCCGAGACAAACTCGACCCCAATCGTCTACAAGCTCGCAAAGGTAATCTAACGATAAACCTAGATGCCAGACCGGAATGCCTAAAGACTTTGGGAAAGGCCATGTCGCAGTCATTTCTCGCTGTTGCTCTATCGTCCCGTCGATTACATCAGGAACAACACCCCAATGAGGGTGAGCAAGTATTGGATCTATCCAGTCGTAGAAACCGTGTAAGTCAAACGGAACCCCTCTTGTCTTGCAACTAAAGGCTCCGTTATCCAACATCAGCGACTGACCGATTTTTAGACAAGTTTTTAAGTCTCTTGGCTCAAAGTAAGAAATGCAGAAGTGTTCACCGGCTAAAGTCTCTAGGACTGATCTAGGTGTAATAGGTGTACCGTGGTAGTGGATCATTTGTTAACTTTAGACATAGTTCCCCCAAGGGTGGTAGCACTCACCTTACCCAGCAGGGGTCGCTTCTGGATGTTCCCTGCCTAGTACAGCCTAAGCCAGCGATTCTCTCCACCTCTTGCTTGTCCCACCCATGTACAAGAGGCTTTGTCCAGTACCTCACTGACAGTCTGGATCGGCATGAAACGGGGTGTTTCGCCAGCCGGTGTTTTCTTCCGCGCATCCCATGCAGGATCTTGATAACGCTCGGAGTACGGTTGACGTGCAAACAAAAAAGCCACTTACTGCTGCGCCTAGTAGCTGTCCCCTGTTTTAACAAGGGTAGACGCATGAGTAAGTGGCCTTTCGATTGTTGACAGCTACGACAACATCTTGACTTTATCAGAAATCCACAATCTTGCAAGTCCATCCCGCCTTTAGCTTTCCCCATCCGTGAACAGTAATCTTCCAGCCTGCCGACAGGATCGTAGGCAAATGCTCCGACTCTTGGATCTTAGTCACTCGCGCAGCAACGTTACCTCTGCTTGTAGTCTGCACCAGTAGCGTCTCACCGGCTCTGATTGCCAGTATGTCGCCTATGCCAAATAGGTCTTGCCTGATCCTCGCATGAGGGTTCCAGCGCTCGACAATCTGGCAGAGATAGCCTTCAGATCTGAGTTTTTCCAGTGATCGTTGTGTTGGTGATTTACCGCTCATCTGCTGGCTGCTGCCTTTCGTCTGCTTGTGTGCATAAGTCTAAGATACCTGTTCTATAGTGAAGTTTCTTACTTAACGGAGTTTTACATGAGGAAAATTGAATGGATGGCTTTCGTAGCGTTAGGGATGTTTTACGGGTTCCTGCTGTTCCTGTTCGTGAGGTAACCATGAAATTCGCAGAGCTAAACAAGATCAACGTAAAAGACAAGATAGAAAAGAAAAATGGTCTTAACTATCTTAGTTGGGCGTGGGCTGTAGAACAGCTTTTGCTGAACGATCCGTCTGCAACCTGGGAGTACAAGCCTTATCAAATGTGGGGCGATACGGTCATGGTGTTTTGCTCAGTTAAAGCCTTTGGCGTGGAGCGTACAGCTCAGCTTCCCGTCATGGATTACAAAAACAAAGCGATTGCAAACCCTGATTCGTTTGCAGTAAATACAGCCATGCAACGCTGCTTAGCAAAAGCTATCGCATTACACGGCATCGGCCTTTACATCTATGCTGGCGAGGATCTTCCTAGCTCGGAATCATCAGAATCGCCAGAATTCACTGAGAAGCTGATGCTGATTGCTGAAGCCACCAAAGAGACACTAAAAGAAGTGTACGAAGCCATTTATTCGGAATACAAAGATTATCCTAGCCTGCAAAAGGAAATCATCAAAGTAAAAGATCAACGTAAAACTGCATTGGGGATCAAATAATGATTGAGATTATGTCTAATGAGCTTCGCCGCCTTTACGAAGTTACAAACGAAATGGTTGATGTTTTGCAAGCAGTATTGCCTTTGATAAAAGATCAAACATTGCGCGATCAGATCGAAACGGCAATTTACAAAGCTACCGAGCATGAGCCCCAATAAAGCAGTTGAATTTATCTACAAGCACTCTGAGCTGATCGCTAAGGCAAAAGCAGAGCGCGTTTATCTTGAGGAATTTCGCAAGGTAAAGAAAGCCCTGCTTATGCAAGACATGGAAGGATCAGTTGCAGCCCAAGAGCGTGACGCTTACGCTCATGAGGATTACCAGGAGCTTCTAAAAGAGCTTAAAAAAGCCGTAGAGCAAGAAGAAGCTCTTAGATGGAAGATGATTTCAGCCCAAGCCCATATTGAGGTCTGGAGGTCTCAGGAAGCATCCAACAGAGCGGAGATGAAACTTGTATAGGAATCAGAAATTATTGGAAACCGTTCGCGAGTTTGAGTGTGTTTTGTGCGGCGCGGAAGATGGCACCGTCGTGGCCGCGCACAGCAACCAACTTAGGGACGGGAAAGGTAAAGGGATAAAGGCAAGTGATGCTGCCATTGCTGCTTTGTGTTATTCTTGTCACTTCAAGATAGACCAAGGTAGCAAATTGTCTAAAAATGAGCGTTTAGATCTTTGGGAGCTTGCTCATAGAAAAACAATGCGCCTCTTAATTGAAAGGGGATTTTTAATTGTCAACCGTAATTTGTAAGTTTTGCAAAACAAATATTGAAGTGCCGCCATCCAGAATATGGAGAACACATTTTTGCTCAAACGCATGTAGATCACAACATAAATCGGTTTTATTAAAAACACGATCTAAAACTTGCAAGGTTTGCCAAACTTTATTTACGCCTAGAAAACAACAATTAGATGCCGGTCATGGAATTTATTGCTCAAATTCCTGTAAAAACTCAGTCAAACCTAAAATGTGCAATGCCGAATCTAGAGCGAAAGCCCTTCAAACATACTTAAATAATTTAAGGCAAGGATTGATAAAACACAAAACCGGAATAGATCATCCCAGATGGAAAGGCGGTGATATTGCAGCTAGAGAAAGAAGAGTAAAAGATGGAAGATCAAAACAAAGCATAGCTAAATATAGGAAACTAAATCCCGAAAAAACAAAATTATGGGCATTAAAACGCAGATTGCTTATGGGTAAAACCATTCCAGTCAAATACATTAAAGATAAATTACAACAACAAAATTATCTTTGCGTTTATTGCAAAACAAACATATTTACAAAATATCATCGAGATCACATAGTTCCATTAGCCTTAGGAGGAAAAAACGAAATATCAAACATACAAATGTTATGCCAATCCTGCAATAGCAAAAAATGGATTAAATTAAATTTTTCGTTGCATAACAGCGCAACAAATTAATAAATAGGAAAGTTATGGGTTCAGTAAATAAAGCGATAGTGATTGGTAATGCCGGCAAAGATCCAGAGACGAAATACACGGATGCAGGGGTTGCGGTTTGTACTCTGGTGTTAGCAACGAAACATTCCTGGAAGCAACAAGACGGTACACGCCAGGAAAAGACAGAATGGCATCGCGTTGTCTTTTGGGGAAAGCTAGCCGAGATCGTTGATAAGTACGTTAAGAAAGGATCTCAGGTTTACGTTGAGGGCAGGATAGAAACCCGAAAATGGACAGACAAAAACGGTCACGATAAGTACACAACCGAGATCGTTGCTGACCAGATGCAAATGTTGAGCGGCAGACCAAAAGCCGAGGTCGACAACGATGATGAGGTTCCGTTCTGATGGAGCAGGGAACTGAGGAATGGAAACTCGCCCGGCTAGGTAAAGTCACGGCATCTAGGGTATCGGATGCCCGCGCTAAAGCCGGAACCGCAACGCGAGCTAATTACATTGCAGACATCATTTCAGAGCGTCTTACAGGCTCACCAATCGAGTCTTATACGAATGCGTACATGGAGTGGGGAACGGCCAACGAACCGCTCGCAAGGGCAGCGTATGAGATCAAAACAAGCATCTGGGTAGAGCAAGTCGCTATCGTCAATCATTCGACGATTCCAAACTTTGCAGCATCGCCTGACGGTCTCGTATGGACAGACGGTTTACTGGAAATCAAATGCCCAAAAACATCCACGCATCTTAATTGGATGATGAAGGGAACCGTACCTTCTGAACACAAGAATCAGATGCTTGCTCAGCTTGCCTGTACCGGTAGAGAGTGGGTTGACTTTGTATCGTTTGATCCACGGTTGCCTGAGCATCTTCAGTTGTTCGTGGTTAGGTTTCAACCAGATCCCAAAGACATCAAAGATTTAGAACAAGATGTAATGACTTTTTTAACGGAAGTTGACACAATGCAAAGGAAATTAGGATGAGCTGGAGAGAGTTAATTGCAGAGCAAAGAACCCCCAGAACCTTCAAGCCCGTTGAGGAGATCTGGCGACAGTACGGCTGGAAGCCGCCCTCAACCGAATGCGAAGACACCATCGAAAAACATAAAGCATTTCGAGCGTGGAGTCTCGGAGAACTGGATCTCGACCATCAAGCAGGTAACCAGCAGTGATCGACAGGAAATTGCGGCAGCTTATGAGAAAGTTATGCCGCTGGTCGTCGAGGATTGGGCTCACTGGCTTTTATCGAAGCCTAAGACTCGGCGGCTACCGCTGATAGAGTTAATAGCAAAACATCATGGCGAGAGCGTCGGCCAAATGGTGAAAGATGCTCTTATCCGGCTAAATAAAGCATAGACTCATCGCGCCTACGCTTTACCAATCCTGGTAATTCTTTGCCGGCGGCCTTTGTCCACATCATGAAGGCTTGCGCGGCTCCAGCATAGTCACCTCGGTTATGCCGCATTCGGATCGTCGATCTTTGAAGGTTTCCTAATCCAACATTAAACCCAAAGCTGGTGAGTGCATCAGCGCGATTAGGAGTAAGGCCAGCAGGACATAATCGGCGAACGCCAGCCTCAAATGTCTGTAGATCAGCCGCCAGAATCTCATCGACTTCTGCCATCGTGAGCGTTCGATCCCATCCGCTCGGGATCGGTAAAGAGAGTCTCTCTTCAAACTTCACCCTTATGTGTGATGGGTCAATAACGTGGCCTACGCCGATTGTCCACAGTCTCGCTGGGCAGCGGTAAGGTCTAAGCCTTACGCCCTCGTGATGCTTGAGCATCTCAAGAGACTTACTTTGCAAATGCGCGGCTTCCAAAATGGAATGCAATGATTGCAGCCCAGATCTGCTGCGTCTCATCATCCCAAAGCTGATTCAGCATTTGATCGAACGGTACGTTCATTGTCCATGCGTACCAAAAGCCAGCAACATCCACAAAGACTAGTAGCGCAAACATGCCGTAAGTAATCACTGGTCTAACAAGGGCTCGGAGATTCTTTACCCATTGCGAAACCCCGTCACCAAGGGCTATATCGTGCGCGTAAAGCGCTTTCATCTCGTCTGCTTGAGCTTGTATCTGTACCTGTTCCGTTCGTATCTCCTCGACCCGCTGCTGAGCCAAGAAGCCTTCTTTTGCCATCTCTAGTTCGCGCTGCATTTGAAGCTGAGCAAGCTGTAATTCGTGCGCTTTGTCTTTTGAGTCTTGCCATATGTCGAGCAACCTGGGAACGCCTCCGGCCAGGAAGGAAAGAAGCGACGAAAGCAAAGTGATCATTTCTTGGTTAACCTCTCGCGCTCTTCTAAAAGCCTGACTTTTACTTGCAGCTCGTTGATATGCTGCATCAGTTGCTCTTTTTGCATCGCCCGTTTCTCTGCGCTGATCGGGCTGTCAGTCGGCACACCTTCCTTTGTGATTAGCGCCGGCATGGAACCTTCTATCTTTGTCAGCCGTGTCGAGAAGTCTGCAACCTGACCTAGCAACCAAGCTAGCGAAGCAACGATTACAGGAATGACAGCCTTGAGAACGTCTGACCAATTCATTTGTCTTGCTTATGGTCTAGCTTATCGAAGATCTTAGCGAGCATGTTTTTGATGTCGCTGATGTCTTTTTCGTAATCCGGTTTTAGAACATAGGCGTGAGGCAAGCCCTTTTCGAGGTCTCTAAGATCACGCTGTAACTCTTGCTGGGCCTCCCAAACTACCCGGAAAAACCAACCGAATGCAGCAGAGAGAACGCCGAAAGCGATATTAAGCAGCGTTTGCGATTCCATAATATTCAAGATTCCTAGCGAGTCGTTGATCACCCGGCGACAAATCCACCGCCGCCTGCCCGTATCGTATCGCTTCGTCTTTAAGCCCGAGATTGTGGGCAGAGATTGCTGCCAAGTCATAAGGCTTAGATCCCCATACTTCAGGATCACAGGTATACACCAGTTCCTTATCTTTGATCTCTAGCGCCATTGTAGACGCGTGAAAGCATTCTTTCCACATCTGCTTACGGTATGCAGACATCGCAAAATCTACCCACGGTTCCCTTGTTCCTGGAGCTTCTGCGATTGCCATCCTGTACCACTTAAGCGCTTGCCAGTAGTCAAGTTTCTCGTCGTAAACCTTTCCTAATAGACGCATGGCATAGCATCGCTCGTTTTGCCATGTAGCCTCGGGCATGTTGAGATATGAGTTGAGAGCGTCTATAGCCTCATCCCAAAGATTGTAGAAAGTAAGCTCACGCGCAAAGTAAAAAGCATTTCTTGGGCATCGCGGATCTTCTTTTACTGCCATCCTGAGAAGGTCTAAATACTGCCCACGGCTTTTCGTCGGATCTGGATGGTGAGAAACTAAAAGCCTATCGGTATGGGCATAGACTTCTTTTGTTCGCTGATCTGGCCTTGGGTATTCGTGAACCGGATGATGCCAGTGATAGCCAACTCGGTGATGAATCTTTTCGTAGTAAAAAAGAATGTTATGACCCCAATCAAACTTGTAGCGTAGCCTAGTTGTTTCAGGCTCCCATACACGCTCGATTTCTTCCCGCCAGCCAGGCTCCATAACCTCGTCTATGTCTAACGATACGCAAACATCGTAATCGCCAGGAATAAGGCATAGCGCCGTATCTCGCGCCATATCAAATCGCCAGGGTCTAACAGAAATGTTGTAGACAGCTACGCCGCATTCTTCTGCAAGCGTTGCGGTGTTATCTGTTGATCCGGTATCAGCCAACAAAACAAGATCGGCATCCTTGCAAGAATCTGACCATCGCTTAACAAATTGCTCTTCGTTTTTAGAGATTGCGTAGACGCAGATTTTTAAGTTGCGATAAACAAAAACACCAATCTCATTTTCTTGATGCTCTTGCCAGGGTTCGCCAAAGGTTTCTACAAAGTCGCTTCTTGACCAATTGTCGGTGACGTGTTTTTCGTAGGGATTGCCCTTGTATTCGTCTTGTGGATAATGGCCGAGAGGAATGCTAACAATGACGTACTTAGACTGTCTGCATTTATCTAAAAGCGCTTTTGCTTCACTTTTAGACATATGCTCAAGAACATCTCCGAGTATTACCAGATCATAAACACCAAAGTCTATGTCTCTGGCATCACCGCAGATTACTTCGTCGTACAGGCTTTTAAGGTTGAACTGTTCAATATTTGGCTGCCATATCTCTATGGCTGTCCAATGACCACCGCTCTTAACGCGAGCATATGTTCCGCTGCCCGCGCCTATATCTAAAATTGTTTTTGGGTTGATGCGCTTTATTAAATCTATTGTGTATTGTTTGCCGCTAGGGCTTGAGTAAGGCATGTCTTATCCTATTTGAGTTTCTACCCAACTTGTCGATGCTTCATCCCAACTGTACATCTTTCCGTCTGTAGGCATCGCTACTGGCGCTTCCCACTGTGCGTTAGCGTTAAGTAACCAACTAGCAAAGGGCTTAGGTGCTACAAACGCGTCAATGTCTTCTCTGTAGGTGTAACCAATCCCTGCGTAGTTTTTCCTGATTCTGCCGTTGTAGCTTGTCTGCTTCCAAGTACCACCTAGAATCTTCTCAAGATGCGCCGCGCCGATATGCTCTTTCTCTACGCCAAAAGCATCTGCGGTGTCCTTGTTATCGACAACGACAACTTGAAGCACTAAACCATTTTCATCTATGCGAGCAAAGTGACTCATTACGCCTCCAGCTTTAATCCAGTTAAATCCATTTCTTCCCCAACAACACCGACAGGAAAGGTATTAAACGATAGTGAAATCCGAGTGTCATCGCCTTCAATAGTCGGAACCATATGGGTTAGCGATGAAGGAAACAGAATCAGTCTGCCTGTATAAGCCTCGAACCACCAAGACTCTGAGTTGTACGGGTTCCATTGTTCAGGTGGAAACTTGATCTGCTGCCAGCCATCTTTGTAGAAGTAGATCTTGTCGTTAGGGTTCGTCTGAACGTAGAACACCCCTGAGATGTAGCTATTAGGGTGAGCATGTTTATGATGGTATTGCCCAGGCTCCGAGTAGTTACACCAGCTTTGGGTCACTCTTAGGCTGACATTATGTTTGGGATTGACTGTGCTTTTGAAGTAATCCGAAACCGCATCTTCGATAAACGAACGCAGGCTTGTTAGCGCAGGGTCACGCAGTACAAAGTTGTTCGTGCTTGTGGTGTTACCCATGTTTGGTCTTGTATCAAGCTCACGGATGAAGAACAACTCCTCATCGCTTAGCGGCCTACCAAGCTCTGCAAAGCCTACAGGGGTTGGAAATAGATTATGCAATTGCATCTTCGATTTCCTTTTGCCGTATGCCCATTTCCTCTAACTGCTCTGGTAGCCAAATCGTAGGAATCATTTCCTCAAACTCTTTGATCTTGTCCATCACCCAGTAGACTTCTTCTATGCTTGGGCATGGCCGTGGATCATCCCACCTTGTAAAGACGTTGTTTGATATTTCCCACTTTGCACCTGGACGTAGTAGGTGCATTGCTGTATCAATCCCTAGAAACCTAAATACCTTTGTTGTCATAGACCCTCTATTGATTTATTTTTATGATAACGATACCGGAACCGCCTGCGCCGCCAAAAGAATCAGGATAAGATGGCGCAGGAGTTCCACCACCACCTCCACCACCGCCAGTATTTGGTGTTCCAGCAGAACCCGTGGTTGTGCTATTTCCGTTTCCACCGCCGCCATTACCTCCCGCTCCGGCAGTTCCAGGGTTTTCAGAACCTCCACCACCGCCGCCAGCATAATAAACAGAAGTTCCGGTTATTGATGATTGAGTACCTATACCACCAGCGCCGGCAATCTGTGGGAACGACCCAGTAGAACCGTTAGCCGCAGAACCACCACCACCACCGCCGCCATTTCCAGCGACGCTAGACCCGCCGTTATAACCCTGCCTTGTTCCAGAAATAAAAGGAGAGCCTGGATAAACTCCACTTCCTCCCGGGCCTATTCCTGCTGCACCACCACCAGAGCCTCCATTTCTTCCTGGATATTGTGAGCCACCCCCTGTAGAACCACCCCCGCCGCCACCAAATGAGTTGATTCCGCTGAGAGATCCCGTGATTGTTGTACTAGAAACAGTTTGGCTTACATTAACAGTATAAGTACCTGCACCACCAGTTCCTGTTCCGTATGCAGTAATGAGAGTTCCTGCGGCAACACCAGTACCAGATAGAGCCATACCAGCATAAAACGTATTGGTTACTGTACCGCCTACGGTTAGAGTTGTCCCTGATATAGACGATGCTGTACCGGATGCGCTTGAAATAGATGGGTCATTTGTAATTGGTGAGCCATAAAAAGACGAATTGCCTCCATTAGCGCCCCAAACATTTATTTGGCCTCCAGCGCCGCCACCTCCAACAACAATGGTGTAGTCCTGCCCAGCAGTAACAGCCTGACCTGAGCCAGTTCTGTAACCTCCAGCCCCACCACCGCCGCCGTTGCGTCCACCACCCCCTCCACCACCCGCAACCACAAGGTAGTCAACACTGGTAACACCTGTCGGGCATTTCCAAGTGGTCGTTCCTTTGAACGTAAATACGGTTTGGCTTGCTACGGTGTACTTGAGGATTACTATGCCGGAGCCGCCTGCCGCCGCAACGCCAGAAGGGCTATCTCCACTGTTTCTCGTACCACCGCCACCACTACCAGTATTTGTAGCGCCAGCACCAGCACCCGTAGTCCATACACCAGCGCCGCCAATACCGCTACCGCCTGTTGAATTAGGTTGACCACCACCGCCACCGCCGCCAGCATAAGGTACAGACGTTCCCGTAATTGTTGATGCCTGACCGGCCCCACCGTTACCACCAGCGTTACCAGAACCGGTTGAACCAGCACCACCAGCACCTCCACCACCACCAGCACCTACAGCGCCGCTTTGCCCATTCCCGCCATTAAAACCTTGGTAAGGTACAGCCGGAGCGCCATTACCACCCGCTGAGGGTTGGTTTGGTGTATTTCCTGTGCCGCCAGGAACATAATTAGGCGATGTGTATAAACAAGAACCACCACCACCTGAGCCACCGTTTTGACCTGCGCTTACAGCAAAAGCGCCTCCACCACCACCACCGTTAGAAATAATTCCAGGAGTTGCAAAAGGGGAAGGGCTTGAACCGCCAACAATAGAAGAATTACCGCCGTTACCTCCTGTAGCTCCCGATACGCTAACACCAGCGCCAGCAGTTCCAGCAGCTCCAACAGTAATGACGTAATCAGTTCCAGCAGAAACGGAAGCACCAGTTCCCGTTCTAAACCCACCGGCCCCGCCGCCTCCACCTGTTGTACACCCGCCACCACCACCACCACCAACTACTAGGTAATCAACACTAGTAACGCCAGCAGGGCATGTCCATGTAGACGTAGCTGTAAAGGTTTGGACGATGGTGTAGCCAGACGAAGCAATAGGCCAAATGCCCTGACTCTTAGCAATCATCTGCTCCATCAGCGACCACACGCCTTTTGCAACGGTTGTAGTCGGAATATTTGCCGGGCCTATAACCCCGCCGTTACCTCTAGGCATGTCAGCTCCTAAGAAATATCTTCGTAAGAACAAACAATCTGTAACGCGCTAGACGTTCCAGCAGTCGCCCCTAAGCTCGTGTTTTCTTCCAGATAGACATAAGCATCTTTGTCAATCACTACTAATGTAGCGTTCCCGGGAACAGCAATCGTCGATGCAATCGGGAACGCCGTTCCGCCCAACGCCGCTGCCGAATACTGATTGATCGTAATGTTCGCCGCCGTTGCAGTTGTGTTTGCAACGTAAAGCGAATTTACTTTCAAAACCTTACCCGAGCTTGCAGCGTTGCTAAGTACAGACGTTGCGCTAGTCGTAGAAAGGTTAACGGTTGTTGTTTTACCGTTAATTGTCGATGCTGATACTAGATTTGGCGCTGCCATTTCTTATCCCCAAATTAAAGCTGCAACGATGCCGCTAGATGTTCCGCCGCCGCCAGCAGGGCCCGTCGGACCCGTAGGGCCGGTGGTTCCTGTGCCTGTCGGACCAGTGGGACCGGATGTTCCCGTTGGACCTGTTGGTCCGGCCACCGTACTTGCGGCTCCGGTCGGTCCGGTTGGTCCGCCGGTTCCCGTGGGACCCGTTGGCCCGCTCGCGCCGGATGTTCCCGTGGGACCGGTAGGTCCGCTAGACCCGCTCGCACCAGTGGGTCCAGTGGGGCCGGCCACCGTTGATGCTGCCCCTGTCGGACCGGTAGGCCCGCTCGCCCCAGAAGCCCCGGTAGGACCCGTCGGGCCAGAAACACCTGTGGGACCGGTGGGACCGGAAGCGCCAGAACTACCCGTGGGACCTGTGGGCCCCGCCACTGTTGAAGCAGCACCCGTCGGGCCTGTGGGACCCGCTGCGCCGCTCGCTCCCGTAGGACCAGTAGGTCCCGCAACCGTACTGGCAGCACCCGTTGGACCGGTAGGCCCAGAAGCACCGGTGGGACCGGTTGGTCCGGCAGTTCCGGTTGCCCCCGTGGGTCCCGTCGGCCCTAAGCCTCCAGTTACTACAACGGTTACATCGGTTCCTATTGCGGTAGCCGTAACACCCGTACCCGTAAAGTTGAATGAAGTAACGCCAGAAGTTAGTAGCGTCCCCTCATCCGATACAGCGATATTCGTACCCGTTCCCGCAGGCCCTGTCGGTCCCGTCGGCCCAGCAGATCCGGCTCCCGTGGGACCAGTAGGACCAGCAGCGCCAGTAGGGCCAGCAACGGTAGAAGCTGCCCCCGTGGGTCCCGTTGGCCCCAAATCACCCGTGGGTCCGGTTGGCCCAGCAACCGTGGATGCAGCACCGGTTGGACCGGTAGGGCCTGAGCTACCAGCGCTTCCTGTGGGACCGGTGGGACCTGCGACGGTACTGGCCGCACCGGTAGGACCTGTGGGACCTTCGTTTCCTGCGCTGCCCGTAGGCCCTGTAGGACCGGCAACACCTGTTGGACCGGTAGCGCCAATATTACCCGTGGGACCTGTGGGGCCCGCAACGCCTGAGCCTCCCGTAGGACCGGTGGGACCGCCTGCGGGACCCGTGGGCCCGATATCTCCGGTAGGACCCGTGGGGCCGTTAACCCCAGCAGATCCGCTAGCGCCGGTTGGACCCGTAGGGCCATTTGCGCCATTACTCCCAGTGGGACCCGTGGGGCCAACGCTTCCAGAACTACCAGACGCTCCCGTCGGTCCCGTCGGGCCGGTTACGGAAGCACCGGTAGGACCTGTCGGACCGCCCGCTGGACCGGTTGGGCCGGTATCTCCGGTGGGACCGGTGGGGCCATTTGTTCCATTACTGCCGGTGGGGCCCGTGGGACCGCTACTTCCTGCGGCTCCGCTAGCACCCGTGGGACCTGTGGGTCCGCCAGGGGTTCCCGCAGCTCCAGTGGGACCCGTTGCTCCGGTAGGACCCGCTGCACCAGTGGGGCCTCCCGGTAAGCCGGCAGGACCGGTAGGGCCGATTACGCCTTGGTCAACAACCAAGGTGATATTGCTGCCGTTAACAGTAGTAGTCAATTTGTAACTCCGTCAGAGCGGACTAAAAATAGCAAGAAGATAATGAGATCTTGCGCTGGAGTCGTTCCGCTAGCGGGAATCGCAATTTTTATATTTCCTGAAAACCCTACAGGATTAGCCGCGTTAATGTCTAGTTGAGAATCTGTAGAAAGAACTGACCATGCAGACTCATCAATAATTAGCGTAAACGATCCGCCCGAAAGATTTTCGTTGGCTATTGTTAAGCTGATAGGCGAGGGAGGAGGCGTGTAATCAGATATATCAAACGTTAACCCATATCGAGAGTCTCTGACGTTTGAAAGCTGGCGGCGGATGATTTGGCTTGTAATGGTCGCGCCCGTTAGATTGCGCGGCGTACCATCGGAATTATTGAGCGTTAAATTCCAATATGCCCTTTGGTTGTAAACCAACTCACCGGCAATAATTTGATTGTCGAACCCGCTTATTTGCGTAAGCGTATTCTTATTGAATATAGCTATGCTTTTACCCTGCCTTTCCCTAAACTCGGTAATTAACGCGTTCTATGCACTCACAGATCCGCGACGGCTATGGTATCGTTTCCACATTCTACGCCCACGGCAACGGTGGGTCAATCGCTGGCGTGATTTTATCTTGTATGCGCTGCGTAACTATAGCTTCCGTTCCTGATTGGCTGACCTTCTTAAAAACCCATTCTAAAACCTGAGCTTCTGTAAGCTGATCGTAAGGTGTGAAATTATCGCCTGGAGGCTCAACTAAAGTAACGCCGCTGAATGTCTCGGTAATACCCTGCTGAGTATCGGTTACAGACCAGCTTACGGATATAACAACATCTGTTAAGCCTTCGTAAGTTGTAACTTCTAGCTTAGTAACTGACCAGTTCATTTTGCCTCCAGCGCGGCAATCCTTGCCTCTAAAGCATCGACCTTGTGAACAAGCTCCAAAAGCGCCAAGTCTTTAAGCATTTGAAACTTTGTGTTGTCAAAGGTAAGAACCCGATCCTCGGTTCCTGGAACCTTCTGAAACTCCCCATTTGGAAGCTGCGGAGACTCTATAAGAGCTGAAGGTAAACCGTGCCCAACTTGCTGCGCCGTATAGCCCCAAACTGGATTCGATGCTTCGTGCTTCCATTTCCAGATTACCGGCTTTCCTATAGCCTTTATGGCTTCTAGAGCATTGGGAACTGGTATATCTCCCAACACATCTTTCATCCGCGCATCAGATGTTAGCGTTGACCAAGTAGCCGTTGAACCTCTTTGATTGATGTACACGCCCGCATAGGTTCCGCCGGATAGTGTGTAATAAACCATGTTGCCCGTCGTTAGATTTGTATTCTCCGAGCCCATGAACGTTTGCAGCGTTGCGGTTGATCCTGTACCCGCTGCCCCTACTATGCTTGTGCTTCCGTTTTTAAAGCCGCCAACATAAGTTTCGGAAACCAAACCGCTCGTTATCTTGCTTCCTGGTAGGTTGGGTATATCGCTAGCAGATAGACTGATAGTTCCGCCGAGCGTAAGGCTCCCGCTTGTGGTTACCGTTCCGCTCAACGTAATGCCAGAAACGGAGCCCGTACCGCTTACGCTAGTAACTGTTCCAGATCCGCCGCTTGGCGTTGCGAATGTTCCATCACCACGAAGGAATTGAGTTGTTGAACCATTAAACGCGGAGAACGTGTAAGACCCGTATCGGATAGAACCGCTTCTAACATTGATTGCATAGCCAGATGAATCAGCGATGGAAACTTCTGTACCGCCAGAAGTGTTATACCCACGAACCGCTGCCGAATAAGATCCGTCTTGATAGCCTAAAAAGCCACTAACAACACCCGAGCCGTAATCACGCGTTCCGCTTGCGCCTGCCCTTATGTTTGTCGAGCCCGTTCCAACCCATGCCCCTAACGTTCCTTCTATAGAAGCGTCGGTTGTTTTAGCGTAGTAACCATAAGCGCTATTTGATAAACCGGTTACGTTTGGAATCTGAGCGCTTGCCCCTACAGCAGTCGTTCCCGTCAGAACCGGATTAAGAATTAACAACGCATCGGTACTCGCCCCGGTTCCGCCAAAAGTAGAAAGCAATGTATTGCTTGAGTTGTAGACCGCGACTTTATTTGAGACACCTTTATTGATCTCGACCCGCTGGGCTCCGCTAACACCCGTGACTAGCTCGCCGCGCAGATAAGCGGCATTTGCGTAGAGATTGCCCGAGGGCTGATCCAAATACCAACCAAGCGTTCCAAAGTTAGATGTTGTCGGCGGCGTTGGCCCGTTGTAGTTATCAGATCTAATACTCTGGAAGATTGACGCAGCAATTGGGCCCGTCCATGCCGTGGTATTACCTCCAACTCCATCGACCGTTACCGCGTTAGCGTTGTATCGACCTTGTATGTACCAAAGAACTTGACCTATGGCCACAGCGGGAACCGTCGATGACCAACCAGAGGGAACTGCTGAGCCAGACGTTGGTGTTGTAAATGTTGGTGTTGATGCGGATTGAGACTGAACTAAATAAGCTGTAAGGGCTGCGATACCTACTAAGCCAGCGCTACCCGTTGGGCCGGTAACAGATGCCCCAGTTGGGCCTGTGGCTCCGCCCGCTCCGGTTGGGCCTGTAGGGCCTGCTAACGCAGTAGGAGACCAAACTAACGCCGCGCTTGTTGCGCTCAGCGTACTTTTTGCAGAATCGTTTTCAACCGAAAAAGCAAAATAATAAGTACCGGATGAAAGCGTTATATTCTCAAACTTAAACGTAGATGAATTGGTGAATGTCGCTCCGTTGGAAAGTATCGCCGTAGACCATGTTTTCCAATCGGTTGCCGCTGGCGTAGCTGATGTGGTGTAAAACAGTGTTATAGAAGTAATCCTGCCTACAGCTGGCATCGTACAAGTAGCCGAAAACGTAGGAGGAGCGGCGCTTGGCGCTAGATCCCCGATGACCGGAGCGTTAAGGCTTGAGAAATAATTAGGAGACGGAAGCGAAGAATTAGGAGCGGCAGTAAAAGCGGTAATGGTTGCATCGTCATAAACGACAGCGTTGTACTCGGAAAGCTCTAATGTCGCGCCAAGATTCCCATCGTCAACGGTTGCCTCCGAGACTTTCATAACTCGGAATAGTTTGTTCGTCCATCCGTAATCGGCGTTAGTAATGTCAACCACATCGCCAGCGTCTACTTGAATGCCAGGGTATGTCGAAGTGATGGTGACAATTAGATCTTCCCGCGCTTGCTCTAGCCTTCGGTTACCTAAGTATTGAGCCTGTACAGAGTCATTCGTAAACTCTAGCGTCGTGGTCTGTCTGTTAGCGGGTTCGTTGGGATACAGAAGCCCTGCCGGTGTTTCCATGTAAACCAGATCAGGTTGGTCTCGGTTTAGCTTAGAAGGAAACTCAATCTGAATCTGGTTGATCTGCTGGTTGATATCAATAGCAGAGACTCTGATTTCACCGATAAGATTTGTATCGTTGAAAGAGAAGGAAGAAGTTTCTGCTTTATTTATGACTACCGACCAAAGACCGGATGCCGCGTTGTATGCCATCCAGGAATCACAACATTCAAGCATCTTCTCGACGTTATCTAAAACGGGTTTGCCAGAGTCAACTACCCCATTGATTCTGTATCGAGCCTGAGTGGAAGAACCGCCTCCGGCTGGCGTATAGGTAATCGTCTGATCCGAGTAGGTATTAAGAGCGGTTGCGCTTGCAGAATCAACCAATCCCGTCATGCCAGCGCCGTACCGCGTATCGGTCATGTAGTCATACCAAACATCCCCAGGCTTTGCTACCGTTCCACCCTTGGGGTAATGCTTGCAGTAAAACGTAATCGGCTGGAGACCCGTCGTTCCCGCGTCAGCGTTGTAATTAAGTTTGACAATGGCAAACGCCAACCCATTCATCTGCCGGCCAGATGCCGGCCAGCGTAAAGCAACAGGAATATCCGCGCCGCCCATTGTCACGTTGGGAGCCGTTCCGTTGACTGCGGTTATAACACCAGCATTGGTAGATGTATAAAGGCTGATGTATAGATTGCCGCTAATCTTTGTATCTACATTCCCATCGCCATCTGTAAGCGAAACAACTTTTGTTTGGTCAGTTCCATCAAACGTAACAAGCCTGTCGCCGTAGTAAAACTTTGTACGATCATATGAGAATGTTGCGGAAGCGTCAGACGAAATAGAAGAGATCGCCATGACGTAATACATCGTTTTTTGATCGGTAGACAGAACCGCATCAACAAACGTACCGCCCAACCATGCGTCGCCGTACACCACGGGAATCGAATTGTTATTGGCTGGAGGAACCTGTTGCCGAGCGCCCGTGTCTTGAGACTGCGGCGGCTTAGACCCGAATGCCCGAGTAACGACAAACGAAACTGCAAAGTTAATTGCAAACGTCGCAGCAGCTAACGGTAATCCAGTCAGCGTTACGCCTATAGCCTGAAGAATGATTGATGCTGGCATGATCTACTCTCGAAAGAACGTCGCTTGCATGGGCTTAAACTTGTATCTTGTGTAATCAATGTTTGGCGAATTAGGCATTAGGCTTGTGCAGACAATTTGAACCCGCTTTTGATCTAGCATGTCTTGCGCGAGCTTGTTAAATCTCAACCACAGTTTCCCACCAACAGATGTATCTCTAAATTCTGGTACAACCCACCACGCTACCTCGTGAAGCTCTTTAACTGAACTATTCCAAAAGTTTCGCGTTACATAAGCCGCCAAGAACCCGCGAAACTGATCGTCAATAAGAACAAAACCTCGGCCTTTTATCATCTCAAAGAAGAGCGTTTTTACATGCCCTTCATTCTGGTTTTGCTTTAGTGTCTCTATGCCTGCTTCGTCTGCGTATGCCTTCATCATCTCAATCAAATGAGGCATGTCGTATTTTGTGGCGTATCTCATCCTGCTTGACTTATATCGTTAACGTCTGCTTGCGCTGGTTGAACGGTTCCCGGATCTGACTGCGATCCCGATTTCGGCGGAGCGCCAAAGTCAAAGTATTGACCGGAGATTGCGGCAACTCGGCTCATGCTTGTGTCTGATGCGTAGCGCTGTTGCCATGTCGAAAGATTGGTTTTGATGCCGGCTATTCTGTTCTCCAGAATAGATCTGAACGATGTGCAAGATATTGACGCGGTAGCGGTACGGCTTCGGATGTTGTCGTTCCAATCTTCGGTGATTGAAATGTTAGAAACGATACCTTGATAGCGCTTGAAGAACTGTGTAGACGGGCTTGTAATGATCTGATAGTTGGAGTCAAAGAATCCGCGCCAAACTTCTACTGTTGAACCCTTGATATTTGACCCAAGAACGATTGATATATTAGTTGGGTCAATACCGATAAGCCCAATGATCATGTCAATCGAAGTCGCTTTAATTTCTCGGTTTACTGCGCCAACAGAAAGAAGGCTGCCTAATCCTGAGAATGTATTCCCGCCGACAGTGATTGCGGCAGACGCATTGCAAAACGTGTAGGTTGCTGTTGAGGTTGTCAGTTTTACAAATTCGCCGTGGGTAATGCTTGCGCTATTGAGCGCTGTCATAGGGGTACTCATTGAACATTCTCCCTAAAGACAAAATCAGCATCCCAATCGACAAACGCGCCGTTGGTCATGGGTCGTAATGTGTAGGTCGGGCAAACCTCGGCAACTACGGAAAACGTACACGCAGATCCTACAGCCGTGAGCGTACCGACAGATGGTGTACCGATTACTGGTCGATGCAGCGTAACGCTAACTGTCGATCCCGAGCCTCTTAAAACCTGAGCAGTTACTTTGTACGGATAGCTACCGATCTGTAGGAAATCGCCAGCAGCAAAAACAATCGTTCCGCTTGCAACCGCTGGTAGATTGCCTACCGAAATCGTCGTCGCATTAGCCGCCGGAACAGATGCGAGCGTCAACGCCGCAGCCTGAACGGATGAAAGCTGGCCTTGGTAAGCGGTAAACCATTGAAGGTTTGTGGAGCTAAACGTAATCGTTGCCGCTGTCTGCCGGTCGAGGTTGTCGATGGTCTGAATCACATCTCGAACCTGGGGATAGTAAAGAAATGAATGAGGTTTGACTGTAAACACCCAAGGAACGGATGTAACGTAAAGCGCCGTTCTAACTTGCCCTGATCTTGAGTATTGCTGGCCTACCATCCGCCGGTTGTTAACCGTGATTGTTTGGCTGATGTCTAAAATGGTTTGGAAGCTCATGCTCTGCCTCGCGGTGAGAGAGATTTCTGAGCGTAGGAGTTAGCCGCCCAGACCGCTCGATTGCTGCCCATGATTCTTTCCTCAAAAGACTTAACGTCAATCGCTTGTATGTTGTAGTTATTGACTGTCGATGTTCCGCTCATCGCGTAAGACGGAACTACTTGGCCGGCCATGCTTGGAACAAATAGTTCCGGCCCTCTTTCGCCCACAAGATACGGAGCGCCAGAGTTAACCGGACCGCCGCCGGCTCGCTTACCAAAGAGACCACCAAGAACGGGAACGGTAGACATGAAGTTCTCAAACAGAGACGGAGCGCCTTTTATGTCTGACTTAAAAATAAGATCTAAAAATTTGTCTAGCGAGCGAGAAGCTAGCTTTTGGAGCAAAGAGGAGAGAGCAGACTTAAAAGCATCTGCTGCCGATTTGCCAGACATAAATGCCTCGACAATGGTTGTGCCGATTGATTTATATCCATCGCGTATATCTTCAAGAAGATCCAGTTCTTCGCTTGCCGCCTTTTTCTTTTCCATCATATCTTCTAGTTCTTTGTTGGCTGTGATTTCGGCTTGCGCCTGAACCTCATTAAGAACCTGTGCGGATTCTTTTTCTAGCTCGATTTCACGCTCAATTTGCTTCAGCCTTAACTCAAGATTAAATCGCCGCAAATCGTCCATCGCGGCCAGCTCTTGATTGGCTTCTTTTGTCAGCCTCTGCATCTCTTCTTGTTGCTCAGCTTCCTCGCGGCGCAGACGGATAATCTCTTCCATCTTCGCAAGACCGGCAGGCCCGCCTTGCTTTGCGGCCTCGAACCGTAATGCCGCTTCTTCGCCTTCTTTCAGCTTAAGAATCTGCGCGTCCAAACCCTCAAGGTAACTCTTAAGCGCTTTTGCGCGAGACTCGGCCTCGGAATCCCTAACGGCTTTGACTTTGGTTCCTGATTGCCTTCCGCCCTGCGTAACGCCAACCACCGGAGCGGCGGCGGGCTCTTCTGGGGAACCAAAGCCAAGAAACTCTTTGACGCTATCCCAAGCATTTCTTGCTTTGCCGACCAGACTAAGAAAACCGACTTTGGCTTTCTCAACCATGATGTCTATAGCATCGCCAATATCACCAATCGTCTGAACGCCGCGCTTTGCTTCGCCCGTAAACTTATCAGTGTTTCGAGATAGTTGGTCAATCTTAGAAATGTCTAAATTTGCAAACTGCTTCCCGAAAAGCTGAACTTGTAATCGAGCGCGTTCCGCGCCTGCGCTCATCCCTGAAAGCACCGACGTTAGGTCTCGGAAGATGTCAATCTCAGGTCTCAACATGCCGCCAGCGTCGGCAATGTTTACCCCTAATTCCTTGAACAAATCGGCTTGTTCCTTTTGACCATCAGCAGCAGCGCCCAACGTTGTCGAGAAGCGATCCCACATCTGTGCAGCGTTATCGGCATCTTTTCCGGCCTGAACCATAGCGCCCTGAAGGGCTAAGACCTCTTCAATCGCCAGACCCGAGCCTTCAGCAAAGTCGTTAACCGCATCCGCAGCTTTGAAAAAAGAAGTTGCAAATGCTCCCGCAGCGGCGGCGGCAAGCAACATAGGATGACGCAACGCCCCCATCGCAGTGCCAAGCAAATTGACACTGACTTGCATTTCGCGGGTTTTGGCTTTGGCCCTGTCGATCTCTTGAACGAACTTTGCGCTCTCAAGACCTAGCGCGACTTGTAGGGCTGCGATTAGCTTACCGGCCATTGTTTCCCCCTAAGATGTCTAAAAACTCTGACTTGAACCCTGGCAGACTTGTAAACGCAAGGAAGTCTCGCTCTTGTCTTGTCATGTAGTTTGGAGGGACGAAATACTCCTCCAGATGCGGGAAAAACTCTCGACTCTTGATTGGGTTTTTAGACAACGCGTTATAAACAATCGCCATCAAATGCGAGATCAACATTAAGTTTTGTCTCGCGCCAATCATGCCATCGCGGTACAGCAATTCTACCTCTCTGGTGGTCACTACATCAAGGCTTTCTATGACCTCGGGAGACTGACCGTTAAAGATCATTGCCGCCCGAATCTGCCGATATAGTGACCGCTTTAGTTTTTTTCGACTTCCTTATAGTCTGGGTTTACTGCCTTTTCGATCAACTCCGTCAGATGCTTAATCTGCGCTGGCGAGAAGGCTTCGGAAATATCCTCGTACGAAAGCGCAAAAAGCTCTTGCCCTTCCTCAAAACCGACTAAGTTGATAAGCGCAATCTCGCGCATGATTTCTTGAGCTTTGTAGCGCGACGCTTCTTTTAGGCTTCGGCCCTCAACCACAATGTCATCGTCTTTACGCTCAACCTCTACAGATTTATTGATCTTGTATAGTTTCTCAAACGTATCGACTAGCTTTGTGTATTCCTGTTCTAACAAAGCATCAGGAGGGTTTTTGATCTTGCCCTCAAGCTCAAGCATTTCTTTCCTAGTAGGAAGATAGACCTTTAGCGCATGACCAGCGAAATCAATGTCTGCGTATTTTTGCCTTTGGAACGAAGAACCGAACTTGTCTTGTAATCTCATTTTTTAACCTTTGCTCGTTGTTTTGCCGCCCAGAGATCCATGTGAGCGCTCATGAGAGACGCTAACCGATCCAGAGCGGAGCTTGCAATTGATTGGAAACTGTTTCGTATAAACGGCCTAGCAGGAACTTCTGCTGTGCCAAATTCTATAGCCTCTGCTGCTGGCCTGTACTCGCCTTTAGCATCCTTGTAACCAACGCCAACATCGACAAACCCAAAAGCAACTGTGTCGCGGCTAAGATACTTTTTAGATTTGTCTTTACGCGTTGCAACCTTCGCGCCGTTGCGAACCTTGAGTTGTAACTTCCCGGTATCGACAGGAACTCTTGCGCGGATTGCCGCTTTTACGGGCTCCATCGCAGACTTAAGACCTGGAAGTAAAGACCGACGGGCTTTGGTCGTGCCGAACTCTTGAGCTAATTCTAAAAGCGAATCCTCAAACTCTCGGAAGCCCTTAACCTCAATCTTTCCCATTGGTCACGATCTTTTTGAAAATTAGATCGTTGAGACGAATCACATAATTAACTACTTCGTCTGGTGTCATATCTGGCGCATGATTCTCCGCGATCTTGTGGCAAAGGCTAATGTTGATGAGCCTTTGTTGAGGATACCCAAACCAGTTTTTAGAACCGGTCTGGGCTTGCGTGACTAAGTAAGCCAGCAGATCGTCACTCGCTCTTTGCATGAGCTCTTAGCACTGAAAGACAGACTGCTTCGGCCCCGCCGGGGCTGGCTTCCTGTAGGGCGGCATCCACCTCTTGAAGGGTAAAGGGATGCCCTTTTGCCATAGCGTGTAAATCGCCATGAAAGCTAGCCATCAAAGCTACAAGATCATCAAGTGTTGTTTTGCCATCCATATTGGTTTCCTCGCGGGTGAATCGTGAAAGTAACCTGAGCTTCTGCGCCTGGAGCAGGATCAATTGTCCATTGACTTACGCGTCCATTGAAAGAAAAATAAACAGTGTTAGTACCGTCTGTTGCGGCAATAACAAAAGTTCTATCTATGGTTCCGTTATACGCGTCAGCGCGAAGCAAAAGAAGATTTGTGCTTGCTGGATTCCATGCGGCCACAACCGTCATGGAAGTTGGCGCAGACTGGACCGGAATCTTGTCAGATTGACGCGAGCCAGCAACCGAAAAGTTAGCAACCGCATCGTCTTGTCCAAATGCGGGAATCGCCTCAACCGGAACAAGATTTCCAGCTATTGCAATTGCAGAAACATTTGCATATGTAGAAAGTTCTGCGGTGGTTAAAGGAGTGGGCGTAGCCCCCGGCTGGCAATATAGCGAGGCGCTGAAGCCGGGTAAAACTTTATTAGGGAGAGCCATTTTTCACCTCACGAAGGAATGTTCAAAGTCGAGTCTAAAACAATTTGATGTAATTTTGAATCGTTGTCGTATGTGTGGAAAAGCCAATCAACGTCTACTTTCGCCACAAAAAATAAGCCGCCAAATGTTCCCTGATAGCCGTGGAGCGCATCGACAATCTGCTGAGCCTTCGAGTAACAGTTCGCCATTTGCTGAGCAAAGACCGTCGCTTGAAAGACAGGTCTATCTATACCCTTGACCGACTGCGGCCCTGTGTAAACCGGCTGATGAACATCTCTTAGCTGCCAAGTAACAAACGTCGGCTCGGTTGAAAAGTTGCGGTTGAACACAGCATAAACCGGCGTGGGTGTACAAACCGAGGTTAGCTGCGCCTGTATCGCTTGAGCATAGGTAACGGCTGAATTCTGGCCCATCAGACTGCAACCGTTGGTTCGTTACGATAGCAAGTGAACGTCACCCACTGCCGATCATCGTGCTCGTAAACCTCAGCGATCCGCCAAGACTTGTCTCGGAAGGAAATGCTGTAAGCCTCTTGAGCATCCGAAATCGTACGCATATTGGGCGTGTAATTCACGGTGAACTCAATCATGTTGTCGTACTGACGAAACTTCTCAAGCGTCCGAATGCGGTTATGCACAGACTTGGTTTTTGCTCGCGTCTGAAACCATGCGGTCTCTGTCGTTGTCTGCTCGCCAAGATTGGTAAGCCCAAACGTCAGATTGTTGATGGTGATTTGATCGACGCGTAAAACCATCACATCACCAAAGTGCGGTAGGGTCGCAACAACTGGTCAATCGCCCAGGGAAGCTGATATTGCTTAGCCTCAGATATGGCAGACCGGTTATTGTAGAAATGCGTGAGAAGCATTAGACCTGCTTGCTTAACTGCGGGATACTGACCAATGACGCTGCCTTGCAGAGTGTACTGACAAAGCATCGGAGCGGTCATGTAGGTATTGATGTTGTTGGGAACCTCGAAAAGCACCAACTTGTTGCCTGTTGGATCAAAGTAATAATTTGAGCTTGTGATTGTCGTAAGAACTGGAGGGTTTAGGTCGTTGTAATACTTAACCGAATTGATTGTCACTCCGCTTTGCGAAACCTCGGGAAAGTCTAAGGAAACTGGAGCCGCCATCAGGCCCGAAATCATGTAACCAACCTCGTAAGTTACATTGCAGATCGGGAACCCTAAATAATCCTCAATAGCCATGCGCGTAGCCAGCTCAAGCGATTCGAGATAAGCGTCTTGTGACTCATCCGCGAAAAGATTGAGCTGGTTGGTGATTTCGTCGAGCGTGAGCCATTGCGTAACAATGTCACGATTTGATTGAACTACCTTTTGGTAGTTGAACGGGTTACGCGAACCCGCTCCGAAATTACCCTGTAGCTGACTTGGCATATCAAGCCCCGATCAAACGGACACCAGCGGTCACATCACGCACAGTCGAGACCAAACGCTTCTCAGCGTAGATCGTAATCGTCCCAGGCTGCGTTTGTTCCATGCGTTGCAGCGTCATCTCCGAATGGTCAACGATCCACATAAACCGAGGCCAATTAGCTAGGTAAATGGGAGAAGCGCCAGCCGCGGGAGCATCTAAGTAGGGATTGACAATAACCGGCCACCCCATGATGTTTACACCCGGACCCTCGTCTTTTTCACCAGTTTCAACCAGCGCGTAGGAATTACTTGCATGGGTGTATTCACGCAAAGTTTGTAATGCCGTTGGGTGCATCATCCACGCCGTTCCGGGCATTCTCCAAAACTGACCTGGAAGAGCGTTAGCAACATCAACAAGGCTTTCCCACTCAATGCCGCCGCTATGCGTATAGCCGACCGTGTTGAGCGTGTGGATGCCGTTGGTTATTGACGTTCCCGAACTACCGTAAGCCGCAGAAGAACCAGCGGTTCCTGCGTACATTTTTAGACCGCGCAGACCATTAGTTGCGCCAGTGCTTGTCGTGGTTGATCCCGCCTGATCGTTATTGATCGCCATTGACGCGGCTTCGATCTGGCTAAATTCCATTGCAAGATCTTCGGCTAAAGCGGCATCCAGGCCGTTGATATCATCCATCGCTGCCGCGCGGATAGGCATCTGAGCGCTAATAACGCGCATCGGAAGCTGCCAAATGCTCGTGGCAATGTTGGGCGATCCGCTGTTAGCGTTTACTGTGTAGCCCCAGGGGTTTGTACTGTTTGCGGCGTTACCAGTCTTTACAACAAACTGAATATCCGAATCTGCCGTCATGGTCTGGTTAGCGTAAACCCGGAAAGGGTTCCAATAACGCAGACTTGCAAAAACATCTTCGTTAAACACGCGGCCACCAACGCCGGAGCCCGAGCCCGTGAGGGCTGAGGCTTCAGCGAGGTTCACCGTGGCTTTGCCCTCGTGGAGAGCCTGCTTAAGCCCTTCTAAAATTACCTGTCTCATAGTCTCTCCATAGAGGGAGAGGGCTTTCGCCCTCTTAAATTAAGCCGCAGTTCCAGTCGAGCGATAACGTACGCCAGCGTTAGGATCGCGCACCGAAGTGGCTGCACGAGTCTCGCCGTAGAACGTGATCGAGCCTGGGAGCGTCTGGTCATAACGACGCAGAACCATGCTCAAGCGCATAACGATGGTGTGGAACAACTGCCAGTCCGCAAAATACATCGGATAGTAGGAAGTCGTGCCAGCCGCGCCGGTTGTGGGCTGAGAAGGATTGTCAACGTACTTGTTAACAACCACATCGAAGCCAAGCAACTTACCAACGATGCCATCATCACGGCTCAGACCGTCGATGTAGATCGGACGCTTCTGATCGTCAACCAAACCGCGGATGCCCTGCAACAAGATTGGGTTAATCATGAAGCGAGCGGTCGGGGTCCAGTACTGCTGTGGCAAGCTGTAGATGAAGTTCACAACGTCTTTGTAAACGATGTTATTTGCACCGACAGTATTTGCGTTGGTAGTGAGCTGGTCATACGTTGCAAGGCTATGCAGACCGTTGGTCGTTGCGGTTCCCGAGGTTCCGAAAGAAGCTGTGGAAACTGTACCGCCCGTGTAGGTTGCATTCGCGCCCGCATACTGATCCAAACCGCGTAGACCGTCAGCGCCGCCAGTGGATACCGAGGTTCCGGTTCCCGATTGGTCGTTGTTCTGAACCATTGAGGTTGCCATTGCCTGCTGGAATTCAAGCAGCATGTCGTCAACAACGTTGGGCTCAAGACCGTCAATATCGTCGAGCGCAGCGGTTCTGATTGGGAACTGTGCGTTCAAGTCTTTGAGGATTACCTGCCAGATCGACGTTGATTCAGTTGTTGGTGCGCCGTTGTTTTGAACGGTATACCCCCATTGAGCGCCAGAATTCCCCTGCTTCACGCGAAACTGATAGGCAGAACCGTCAGTTGCAACGATTCGGGAAAGATCCATCATCGGGTTTGCAAGACGCTTAGCCACAAACACGGGATCGTAAGCGGTACGGCCACCAACGTCGTAACCGGAAGCGGTAAGCGCAGATGCTTCACGAATGTACCCGTCGAACTGATCGACCGATTCAAAGATCTTTACTTCGCGCTCAACCTGATTGCCACCTTTTACGTACTCTTTTAGCACGTCACGGAAGCGACGGTTTGCCTCACCACGGATTGTCTTGTGGATTGGGCGAATGATCGAAGGAGCGGCAATCTTTGCCTCAAGAGCGGCAAGTTTTTGCTCGGTTTCTGCTTTGACTGCCTGGACAGCTTCGGTAACTTGAGTCTTTACAGCCTCAGCGGTCTCAGCGAGTTTTGCAGCGTTAGACGCTTCGATTGCATCTAGTTTTTCAATGACTTTTTCAAGCATGATAGTTCCTTTATCGGGTTGCGATTGCCTTCAGCAGCTCACGGTATTGGAGTGCCTCGAGCAGTTTCACCGCTGCGTCCGACTCACTCGGATTAGCGGGTTGAGAAGTTGTCACGGCAGCGTCACGCTGCTCTATGATCGACTTCAACAAGCCGGATGCAGCGGCTGCATCCTTTCGAGAAAGCCCAGCATCACGCAGAGCTTTTTCAATCGTTCTGGGGTTTGGTTTATCCCCCATCCAATATTCAAGTCTTGAGATCTCAGCTTTAGGATTGTTGGGGTTCATCACAATCGAAACCTCAGCCAATCCGCCTTTCATGATCTGAAAGAAGCTGTCAGGATCATCTGTAGGCTCGCCGTTCTCATCGACCATTTGGTATTCGTCAGCGTACGCGCCGACAGAAACACCGCCGACCATGCGCGGCGATTCCTTCATGATCGTATAAAGATCCGATCCTGCCGTCGTATTCAGGAAAAGTTTTCCGGTTCCGGTCATACCTTCGTCGGTAATGTCGAACTTTGACCACTCGCCCACGGGCATCATGTCTGAGCTGTGCTGAAAGTACATCGGCAACGGTCTACCGGCTTCCATCCAGCCTTCGTGCCACATCTCAAAAGCTGCTGGCGTGTAGAAAAATCTGCGCCCGTCTGCGCCTTCTCTTGCGCCCCAGGTTGTCAGGGTTGCTTCGATCTCGCCAGTAGGTTCGCCGGTTGCCTCGTCAGCCATACGGCCAAGCTCAACCTTTGCCTCGGTGAAGAATTGAACATGTTTCATAGTTACCTCACATAAACCTAAATGGTGAACCGACCGAGCTTCTTTCTAGTATCCGCTGCGCCGAATGGAGCATCACATCGTCTACATTTGCTGGCATCAAATTCATTTCCTGTATAACTGCTGGCGGCGATTGATACCACTGCATAATTTTCTCAACCGTCCCTTTAGACCTCTCACGCGCTCTTTCTAAGCAAACCTCTAAACCTGGATCAATTAAAACAAACTCAACGCGTCGGTTTCTGTAAAGCGCAATGTTTTCTTGTTTAGGGCTTGTGTCGATAATATAAGCATCCGATTTTAAGCCTTGAAATATTCTTCGTATCGCAGCTTCTCTTACAGCAAAAGCCACTTCTCTTATGTCGCCGGTTGATCTATGGCTAACCATCGAACCAAGCGCTTTAGCTAACGAATCAAAATCGACAACTACATCATCCGGTCCACGCACTTTCTTTATGTAAGTGCTTTTGCCTGAGCAGGGAGCGCCAATAACTACTTTAACTTTTCCGCTCATTTACCCGCTCTTTTTCCTGTAGTTTGCCATCAACCTGTTTCGGCGGAGGTTTACGCTTTGCCGCTTCATTTTTAAGACGCTGAAGAACATCCTTAAGCATTACCAGCTCGCCCGGTCTTGCCTACGACCTTAAGATTTCCGCCGCCGCCAGTATCCTGCGGCGAAGAGCCGGGAATAGGCTTATCAACACCACCGGCAGCAAGCAGAGAATCACCATCATCCACGCTATCAAGCCCAAGATAGTCTCTAGCTTCGTTGGGCGTGAGAATGCCATTCTTGACTCCGGCCACAACATAGTTCATCTGATCCAGTGGAGCGCCCTTGAGGAAATCCTGCGTCTGAAACTGCACATACAGATTGGGATAACCACCGAGAAGGCTTGTCTTTAGCTTCTGCTCAATGTTCGTGATAAACGGCATCATCGTGCTCTTATAAAACTCGTCAAGCATCGTCTGAGTGTTGTTGTACTTAGACTCACCCACGCCGATCATCGCCGGAGGAACACCAAACAAGCCAGCAATTCGCGCCATCGTTTGTTTCTTCAACTCTCGCGCGTCCACGTCTTGCAGCGTCAAGGGCTTGATACTTTCGTACATCATACCTTGGTCTAATAGCATCGACTGCCCAGGCTTGCTCAAGTCTGAAGGCTGGCTGTTAAGCATGTTCGTCCATGCTTCTTTTAGCCGCGCCGCAATCTCTTTGAACTTAGAGTCGGGTATGACTTGCTCGGTACGGAACAAACCAGAAGGCTTTGCGCCGTTGAGCATGATGAAGTTAGAGTAAAGATCAATATCTTGATCGAGCGAAATCAGCTCGACAGCTTGCAAGCGGTTAAACGAAGAAGAACCCTGCCAAGGCTCGCTCTTGACGTGCATAACCTGGAAGTATTGCAAGGGCTCGTCTTTGTTAAACCCGTAAGAAGAGCTTGTAAGCGTGTAGAACGGGTATCTCGTCTCGGAAATACGCGGAACAATCAGCGTGGAGTCGAGAACGTAAACTTCAAGCGGAACCTGTTGCGGATCGGCCTCGTTCTTTCTCCAAAGTAATACGAAAGTTTCACCGGCCAGTTCATGCCACATCGTGAACTGATACCAGAACTCGTATTGACTCTGGAAGTTGTTGGGCTGAGCAAGAAGGTTAAGAATCGACTTTGCGCGATTCTTTTCCCGCTCAGGAACCCCGGGTTCCGTCTGAGTATCAACCAAAGTACCGTCAGCTTGCCGCGACATGATCTTTACCGGCAACTGTGCGAGCGCTCTAGCCTTAGTTCCCACGCAAGCCATGACCGTGGAGTTTCTGGCAAGCGTTGTAATGTCTAATGAACGCCCAGCTTCGTTGACAGCAGAGGTAGTTACATAGAGAAGTTGGTTAGATCCGTAGCCTTGCCCCTTGCCTCGGAGCATGACGTTATTACCCAAAACAGTGTTGCCGAAC